GGTGCGCCCTAAAAGTTCTAGGTCAACCAGTAAAAAAGATATAGATGGTAAAGAATTACTTTTAAATACTGAATTACAAAACCATAATTATACCAGCAGATTAGGTGTTGTTACCGCTTTACCAATAGCTTCAGCTACCGATATAAGTGTAGGGGACGAAGTAATATTACACCATAACGTATTTCGTAGGTTTAGAGATGTACGAGGCGTAGAGAAAAACAGTAAATCTTATTACGATGAAGATTTGTTTTTCGCACAGCCTGACCAAATTTACGCTTATAAGAATGAAGGCGGCTGGTGTTGTATAGATGGTTATTGTTTTATAAAACCTATAGCTAACCGTAACATGTTTTCACATGAGCATGAGCGTGCGGGTATAGGTATTATTAAATACACAGACGGTACTCACGAAACAGGTAGCTTAGTGGGGTTTAAGCCGGGTATGGAATACGAATTTAATATAGAGGAGCAACGGTTGTATCGTGTTCCCACCAATCAAATTACAATTAAATATGAATACCAAGGAGACGAAGAAGAATATAATCCTAGCTGGTCGCAGAGCAGTTGATGAATTAATTAAAGTAGCAGAAGAGAAAATCATTACCAATACAGAAGATGATGTTTCTGCTGATAGATTAAAAAATGCTGCTGCAACTAAAAAACTTGCAATATTTGACGCTTTTGAAATACTCACACGCATAGAAGAAGAGGAGCGTATTCTTGAAAACAAACCTAAAGAAGAAGAAGAAAAGAAAACTTTTTCAGGGTTTGCGGAAAAAAGATCTAGATAATGTACGAGCAGAATCTAGTAAAAGTTGTAGAGCCTGTAAAGCATACAACTATAAACCGTTTAAACAGGTCAAAATCTTGGAAGTACGGTTACAATAAAGAAAATGATATTGTTGTAATAAGCAAGACAGGTCAGATAGGTCAGATCATTGAAATACAAAATTTGTGTATAGCATTGCCACCTGAACCTAAAACCTTAAAAAAGGGACCTAACAAATGGGTTGTTTCGGACTACCCTAAGGAGCTTAAAAATATAAAAAGTATATTCGACTGGCAAATCTACCCGGAAGAGTTTAAAGCAAAATGGGAAGGTTATATTGATGAAGAATTTAACAGGCGTGAAAACGGATATTGGTTTTACAACAAAGATGTACCAACTTATATTACTGGTACTCATTACATGTACTTGCAGTGGTCAAAGATTGATGTTGGACACCCTGACTATAGAGAAGCAAATAGACTCTTCTTTATATTCTGGGAAGCCTGCAAAGCTGATACTCGATGCTACGGAATGTGCTATCTCAAGAATAGACGGAGTGGGTTTTCATTTATGGCATCCGGTGAAGCTGTCAACATGGCAACCATATCAAGTGACGCCAGATTTGGTATCTTATCAAAAACAGGTGCTGATGCCAAAAAGATGTTTACCGACAAGGTTGTCCCAATCTCAGTTAACTATCCGTTTTTCTTCAAACCTATCCAGGACGGTATGGATCGGCCAAAAACCGAACTTGCTTATAGAGTTCCGGCTTCTAAGCTCACTAGAAAATCCATACAATCGCAGGAAAAACAAATAGAGCTTGAAGGACTTGATACAACAATTGACTGGAAAAACACTGGTGACAACTCTTACGATGGAGAAAAGCTTAAACTACTTGTCCACGACGAAAGTGGTAAATGGGAAAGACCAGACAACATCCTTAACAATTGGCGAGTTACAAAAACAACGTTAAGACTTGGTGCACGTATTATTGGTAAGTGTTTAATGGGTAGTACATCGAACGCTTTAGATAAAGGGGGTGATAATTTTAAAAAATTATATAACGATTCAAACGTAATTAAAAGAAACTCTAATGGGCAAACTAAATCCGGACTGTATTCATTATTCATCCCGATGGAATGGAACTACGAAGGATTTATTGATGAGTACGGGCAGCCCGTATTTAATAATCCTGATGGAGAGGTTTTGGACCCGTTTGGTGACGTTATTGAGCAAGGGGTTATAGATTACTGGGAAAATGAAGTTGATGGCCTTAAACAAGACCAGGATGCTTTAAACGAATACTACAGACAGTTCCCGCGTACAGAAGACCACGCGTTTAGAGATGAAACTAAAAATAGCATCTTTAACTTAGCAAAAATCTACGAACAGATTGATTATAACCAGGATCTACGTAATACTAATACTATAACGCAGGGTAATTTTCAATGGGTTAACGGTGTACCAGATACAAATGTGGTGTTTACACCTAGTCCACAGGGTAGATTTAAAGTATCTTGGATACCAGGTACACATTTGCAGAACAAGCATATAAGTAAAAACGGTGTTAAATATCCAGCCAACGAACACATTGGTGCATTTGGTTGTGATAGTTACGATATTTCAGGAACGACTGACGGCAGGGGATCTAAAGGCGCATTACACGGATTAACAAAATTCACAATGGAAGATGCACCACCTAGTACATTTTTTTTAGAATACATTGCTAGGCCTCAAACAGCAGAGATATTTTTCGAAGACGTGCTTATGGCATGTGTTTTTTACGGAATGCCAATACTTGCTGAGAATAACAAACCTAGGTTGCTGTATCATTTTAAAAGAAGAGGGTACAGGGGTTATTCGATGAACCGACCTGACAGATTATGGAATAAGCTTTCCGTAACTGAGAAAGAGATTGGTGGGATACCTAACTCAAGCATGGACGTGAAGCAAGCGCATGCTGCTGCAATTGAAATGTATATTAACGATCACGTCGGACAAATAGCAGAAGGGGAGTATGGAACCATGTACTTTAACGAGACCTTAAACGACTGGTCTAAATTTGACATAAATAACCGAACAAAATATGATGCCGCTATTAGTTCTGGCCTCGCTATTATGGCTTGCCACAAAGATTTATACAGACCCGTCGGACAACAACAAAAAACAAAATTAAACCTTAAGATTGCTCGATATAATCAAGATGGTTTTACTTCAAAAATAATAAAATAAGATATGGCTAATTCAGTTGTAAATAGTTTCTTCCCAAGCCAGGTAGCTTCAGACCAAGAAAAGCTGTCTACGGAATATGGCTTAAAGGTAGGACGTGCGATTGAGCAAGAGTGGTTTTCAAGCAACTCTGGAGCAATTCGCTATCAAAGCAACCAAAGCTCATTTCACAATTTAAGATTATACGCAAGAGGCGAGCAAAGCATTCAAAAGTATAAAGATGAATTATCAATTAATGGCGATTTGTCTTATCTTAATTTAGACTGGAAGCCTGTACCTATATTATCTAAGTTTGTAGATATTGTGGTTAACGGTATTGCTGACAGAGCATTTGATATAAAAGCATATTCACAAGATCCATTTGGTGTTTCAAAGCGCACGGAGTACATGAACTCTATTATTCGCGATATGCAAACTAAAGAAATTAACGACTATGCTCAACAAGCCTTCGGTATTAATCTTTATGAAAACGACCCTACAGCTTTACCGGAATCAAAAGAAGAGTTAGAGCTTCACATGCAACTTAGTTATAAGCAAGGTATTGAAGTAGCTGAAGAGGTTGCAATAAACACTTTACTTGACGGTAACAAATACGATTTAATTAAGAAAAGAGTATACCAAGATATTACCACATTAGGTATTGGTGCGGTTAAAAATACTTTTAACAAGTCTGAAGGTATTAAAATAGATTACGTTGACCCCGCTAATTTGGTTTATTCATATACTGAATCACCGTATTTTGAAGATATATATTATGTAGGTGAAGTTAAGTGGGTACCTATCAACGAGCTTAAAAAGCAATTCCCTGAGTTAACAAACGAGGAGTTAGAAAAAATACAAGGTCAAAACTCTAAAACGCATCGTGGGTATGCTACAACAGGCAATACACAGGATACATATAGAGATAGTAATAACATTCAAGTTTTGTATTTTAATTACAAGACTTACATGAATGAAGTTTATAAAACTAAGAAGACTGCAACAGGTGCTGAAAAAGCGATTGAAAGAGACGATAAATACAACCCACCAACAGACAGTGAAGAGTTTGGCAAGTTATCGCAGTCGCTAGAAGTTTTATATGAAGGTGCATTAGTATTAGGTACCAAGCATCTGCTTAAGTGGGAGGTGGCTAAAAATATGTTGCGTCCTAAAAGTGATTATACTAAGGTGAAGATGAATTACAACATCGTAGCGCCTCGTATGTATAAAGGTAAGATTGAATCTATTGTAAGCCGTTGTACCGGTTTTGCTGATATGATTCAACTTACGCATTTAAAAATGCAGCAAGTGTTATCTAAAATGATGCCTGACGGTGTTTATATGGATGCTGATGGTTTAGCTGAAATTGATTTAGGTAACGGTACAAACTACAATCCGCAGGAAGCGCTTAACATGTTCTTCCAAACAGGTTCTGTTATCGGACGCTCATTTACGCAAGAGGGTGATATGAATCCTGGTAAAGTGCCTATACAACCTTTACAAACAGGTGCGGGTGGTCAAAAGCTACAAACGCTTATACAGACGTATAACTATTACTTGCAGATGATTCGTGACGTTACGGGTCTTAATGAAGCACGTGACGGTTCTACACCTGATTCAAGAGCATTAGTTGGTGTACAAAAGCTAGCGGCTGCAAATTCAAATACAGCTACAAGACACATACTTGATGCAGGTTTATTCTTAACTGCTGAAACTGCTGAAGCTTTATCACTACGTATTTCAGATGTTTTAGAATACAGCAGCTCTAAGGAAGCGTTTATTCAAAAGATCGGTGGATTTAATGTAGCTACACTTGAAGAGCTTAAAGAATTACACTTATACGATTTTGGTATATTCTTAGAACTCGCGCCAGACGAAGAGGAAAAAGCATTATTAGAAAATAATATACAGACCGCACTTTCTGCAGGTTTGATTGATTTAGACGATGCAATAGATATTCGTGAAGTTAGAAATATTAAGCTAGCCAACCAACTATTAAAGTTACGCCGCAAGAAAAAGTTAGAGCGCGACCAGGCTATGCAGCAGCAAAATATTCAAGCACAAGCGCAAGCAAATGCACAGGCACAACAAGTTGCGGCGCAAGCGGAGGTACAGAAAGACCAAGCATTGTTCCAAACAAAAGCACAGCTAGAGCAGCTTAAAGGACAGATGGAACAACAAAAAATGCAAGCAGAGGTTGCAGCCAAGAAAGAACTTATGGCACTTGAATTCAATTACAATATGCAACTTAAGGGTATTGAGGTTGAAGGACAAAAGACAAAAGAGAAACAAAAGGAAGACCGTAAAGACGAAAGAACCAAATTACAAGCTTCTCAACAAAGCGAATTAATAGAGCAAAGACAGAAGCAAACAGGTCCTAAAAACTTTGAATCTGCTGGAAATGACATCATTGGCGGTGGATTTGGTTTAGGAACCTTCGAACCTAAGTAATAATAACCATATATAATTATATAATATTTTATCATGAGTGAAGAATTTAAACCAGCTACCAGCGTTGATGACGATGGTACAATTAAAGTAGACTTCAGTAAAAATGCCATTCAAGAGCAAAGCGCAGATGACAGCGATGCTGCTGTCGAAGAACCCGGAAACGAAGAAAGTAGCCAAGAAGTGGTTGAAGAAGTACGGGACACCGAAGAAGAGCAAGTAGTAACAGAAGAGACTGAAGAACCTGCTCAAGAGGTTGCAGAAGAAGAGCCTGTACTACAGGAAATTACAGAAGAAGAAGTTGAAGAGGCTGCTGAAGAGCTTCAAGAAGAAGTTGCTGAGGCAATTGAAGAAGCAAAAGAGTCTGGTGCTGAATTACCTGAAAACATTCAGAAGGTTGTAGACTTTATGAATGAAACCGGTGGAACGCTAGAAGACTACGTTCGCCTTAATACAGATTACAGTGCATTAAACGAAGAACAATTACTTCGTGAATACTATCAAAGTACGAACCCACATTTAGATAATGAGGACATCGACTTTATGATGGAAGACAAGTTTTCATACGATGAAGACATTGACGACGAGCGTGAAGTGCGACGTAAAAAAGTAGAGCGTAAACAAGCATTAGCAAATGCTAAAAATCATTTAGACGGACTTAAGTCTAAATACTACGAAGAAATTAAAGCAGGATCACGTTTGAATCCTGAACAGCAAAAAGCGGTTGATTTTTTCAATCGTTATAATAAAGAAAGTGAGGAAGCTGCTAAGATTGCAGAAAGACAAACTACGC